CTCAGTCTTGACCGCATCGCGAACGAGTGGTTGGTACCGATCTTCAAGGAGCTGTCGGAGGTTGCGAAGAAGCACGGTGAGATCCTCTGGCCGGAAGTTGCGAACCGAGTGCCGCTCTGGATGTCCCTGACATCTCTGGAGTTGTTCTTCGGTGCGCCTCCGGTCAAGGATGCTGACTTCGCTGCGCAGTTGGAGGAGTGGGTGTACACTGTGAAGCCTGAGGACGGGAAGAACTCAGACAGGCGCAGACTTGTTGAAGCGGGCTTCAGGGGCTTGGAGGCGAAGGGGATGGTGTTCGGGGAGCAGCTCTCGATGCTGGAGTGGCTCAAGTGCCCGAGTCGGTGGCTCGCCAACGGGGCCACGACTTCTCGGGCACTTGAGGGTAGCAAGAGGACGAAGTTCTCAACCTACCTCGCATCCTCGCAGCACGAGCTCCTGCGTGACATGTTCTCAACAACTCCACCTCAGAACAAGGTGAATCCGAAGCGTGAGAGGTCCAAGACTCGCAACACTGTGTCTAGCGACTGGGATCTCTACCTGCAGATGAAGTGGCTCACGCAGGGCGTGGAGGGGGCACTTGAGTCAGTGTTCCCGACCACCTTGTCCAGCAAGCTGAAGCAGGTGTCACGGTGGCGGATGTGGCGCAGTCGGATGGCCAACTCGGTCGGGGTCCCCATCGACCAGTCGACGTTCGATCACGTCCCGTGGATGGACATCATCATCTCGATGGTGACGTACATCTGCGCTCGTGCTCGTGAGAAGGCGCCCGACACCGCTCTCCACGCTCGCATCACCGAGATCGTCATCAACAGGATCAGGGCGGGTTCTGTGAACTGGGAGTCCTACTCGTGGAAGCATGTTCGCGGTCTTCTCTCCGGGTGGGCTTGGACCTCTGTCCTCGGCACTCTCATGAACTACATCGAGTTCGTGGGTATCGTTGCTGTGACTCGAGGTTCCTTGCCTCCTGTTGACGCGATGGCGTTCCAGGGTGACGACGCGTTGCTCTTCGCTGACTCGTGGTCCCAGGCCGCCACTTGGGTACAGAGTTACATGCGTGTGCTGCCTGTCAACCCTGGGAAGTTCTTCGTCTCTACCTCCAGGACGGAGTTCTTGCGGCTGGTCATCACGGACGACCGGGTTGCTGGGTACCTTGGGCGCGCGGTGCCGTCACTCATGTACGCAAACGCGTGGGCGGGTGGCAAGATGTCCGTACAGTCACGTGCCGCTTCGTGGTCCAGGCTCGTCGCTCGCGGTGGTGTGCTCAGTCGTGTTCGTGAGCATTGCATCCGCGACATTGCCGGGTTCACTCGCGCTTCGCGGTCTGAGGTTGTCGACCTTCTTCGCACACCGAAGTCCCTCGGCGGTCTTGGGCTCGAGGTCGGGCCATGTACGTGGCGTCAAGTGCGGGAGGACGATCTGCTCGGCAAGGAGCAGGAGGGGAGGATTGTCGCCGCCACTGACCCCGAGCGCGTTCCTCGTGCTGTTCGTCGTGTCGCTGAGAGGAACATGGCGTCGCATGGCGGGGTGTTCTCTGACAGGGATGTGGCGGCGGGCGCTGTTGAGGGCGTGCTGATGGGTGTGCAGGGTGGGAGTTGGGGTGCTGAGAAGCCTGTAGACATCAAGCTCCGTCGCATGAGTAACGTGGCAAACATCTCCTTGGCGCGTGCGTTCGATGGCAAGGATGTCGACTTCAAACCCCCGGCGTACACGGTTGATCCCATGTTCCTTCCCAGCGTGTTGCGCAGGAAGCTGAAGGCTGGGCTTGACTCCGTGCTAGGGCTGTTCGACCCTGGGGACCGTGAGAGGGTCTCTGCGCGATGGAAAGCATGGCCACGCAACGTGTGGTTCGACTGGGTGTGTGGTAGACTCAAGGGCGTCGTGGGGGACGAGTGGGGAATGGGGGCAGTGATCTCCGCTGCAATCGGTGACGAGTTGGGGTGGCATGTCTGGGTACCTGCTGGGCGACTAAGCAGGGACAGCATCAATCAGGGGTTGCTGTGGACCGAGATCGCATCCAAGAACCTCCTGCGCGACGAGCGGGGGTGGATGGGAGCTTGATCAGTCGTTGTCAGACCAGGTAGATCTCTTGCCTGCCACCGAGTAGCGGCCGGTGCAGTCTGCGTGCGGTAAGAACTAGCTGTGCTGGGGTTACACCCCCGGGGGGAAGCATAGCCGAGGAGAGCACTCCTGCCCGGATTTTCCGGGGAGCCTATGGCCACTCTTAGAGAAACCTGCGGGGTGCTGCCGTGCAGCGC